TGAGGTCTGCGCTATCGGTGAGCTTGCCGCCCGTGGTGACGATGGGTATGCGAGTGGCAGTCAGGCCTGATGCGGCGAGGTTGGGGGCGGTGAGAGTGTTGCTCGCATAGGTGAGGTCTGCGCTATCGGTGAGCTTGCCGCCCGTGGTGACGATGGGTATGCGAGTGGCAGTCAGGCCTGATGCGGCGAGGTTGGGGGCGGTGAGAGTGTTGCTCGCATAGGTCAGTCCGGAGGCACTTGTAATCCGGCCGCCCGCGCCTACATACGGCACCCGCCCGGCGGCGAGGTCGGACACAATCAGCCCCGGCACGGTGACGAGGTGGCTATCGGGGTTGAACGTGAACTCATCGGAGCCGGAGAGGTGGCCGGAGTCGTCAGGCGAGTAGACGACCTGGCGCGCGTTCAGCTGTGCCACATCGAGGTCACCCACGCAGGTGAGTGCGGTGACCAACCAGCCGCCGAGCGAGGACATGTGGGCGAGCGGAGAACCGGAAGAATTGGAGAAGGTGATGTAATTGTTGCCTGCGTCATCACCGAGGCGGATGTCGAGGTTGCGGCCGGGTGGAGCGACGATGGAGTGGTCGCCGCCAGAAAAAGAAAGGTTCCCCGCCATACTATTATTCCCGTCAAGGCGAAGATAGCGCTCATCGTGGTAATGAGAAACAATGGCGGTGGTGTGGATTACCTCCTTCTCCTTGGTAATAACAGTAGCGTTTTCCCCTGCAGGAGCGGGGGGCAGGGGGTTACGCCCCCCGCGAGGAGAACGTGGGCGGTCAACGCTCGGCCGCATGACTACCTCTTTTTCTTGTTCTTATCAAAAGTGCGCATATTAAGCGCCAAGCGGGCCTGTCTCCCGGGGCGACCTGGCTTCTTCGCCTCCTTATGGAGCCAATCGACGCGAATTGTTCCCCGCTCAGTAATGGCCCCGGCTCTCCTCGCTCGCGCAGTAAGCGCGCCAGGGCGCTTAATCGCGTCCTGTATCCAGTATTCGTCCTTCCTTCTCTTCGCCATCTTTCATAATCTCCACAGCTTCCCGCACGGACTTGCCAACCTTGCCGACCGGCTTATCGGCGTTCTTTTTCATAATGCCCGCGATAGAGCCGAGAACCACAAGGTCAGTCGCCCGCTCAATCTCGCGGAGCGTATCCTTCTGGACAACCGCATAACTGCCGCCACGATGATGGTACTCAAACTCCATGATGGCGCGCATAACCGGCTCGGGCTGCTCCTCAACCCCTCCAGGGAAAAATACTTCTTTTGGCCTGAAGGTGAGAATATCTTGCCCATCCCTGATGGCGACATTCTTCCATGGTATCGTGGAAGCCACCAGATACATGTTTTCGCTCATCCTTACCTCCTATTTTTTGTGTGGGGGGCGGTTACCCGCCCCCCGCTTTACTTACCGCGATCAGGACGTAGACAGATTATACAGCGCGCCGTGCGCCTTGGTGCCGTTCTGCACCTCCAGCGTGTATTCACCAGCGATAAACTTCTGGAGAACCAGCCCGTTGGGCGGTACGCTCTCCATATACATCGACTGGCCACGCAGGGGCTTGAAACGGACACGTGAGCTGTCGACCATGAACACGCGGTCCCTCGGGCATTGGTTGTCCATGATGATCCGCACCCGCCCGAAGTCGGTTAGAATGGTGTCAACACTCTCGCCGACCTCCTTATAGCCATGCGGAATGTCGAGATAGCCAACGTAGAGTTGGCTTATCTTTTGTTTCTGCAGAGGGTGAGCGACGAAGACATCGGGGTTCCCACCGTCAGCGAATATCTCCCGGGCCACACGGTTTATGAGCGCGATGGAGATAGCCGCGCCAGAAGCGTCCACACAGTTGGTGTCCGAGGGGTCATTGGGATTGTATAGGAAGTAGTTGAGGCCGCCCATCATACGCGGTATCGAAGCGCTGCCCACCGTAGCAGAGCGAACGCCCATGATAATAGAAGCGTCCATCTGGCGGATCATGTTTTTCACCTTGGCCTCGACCTGCTCAGCGATTTCGCTCGTCACACCAGCCTTACGCACGACTTCCTGCGTACGGGTCACCTCGGCATAGTCGAAGAAAATCTGCGTGTAGTTGTAAGCCACCGTACGGATTACGTCCTGCGTGCGGGCGGTGTTTGACACGGTCGCGTTCTCAAGTGCCGGATGAGCGATAATCTGGATGGCCGCGCCATTGGCATAAGCGGGGCAGTCCACGCCGTCCGGCCCGGCGATACAGGTCAGCGTATTGCCAGATATAGCGGTAACACGGTAGTACCCACCGCCGCGCGCCCCCATCCCGGCGATACGGAACAAGGTGCCCACGCGGAACTTGGTGCCATCTCCAGTAGCTACCGCAACACTCACCGAGGAGCCAGCAGTAGCAGCACTCCCACCGGCGGCCGTGGAGGACACGTTAGAGCCGAGCTCTCCTTCAACCCACTTATGCGTGGTGTCCTCCGCCACGTCCTGCTTCGTAGAGAACGCCTTGACGCAGTCGTCGACCTTCTCCACAAGCATTTCGTAAACATCACTTAGGTCTTCTCTCGTGCCTCCCTGATTATACGTGAACAGCGGTGGCATATATCATCTCTCCTTTCACTTTTCTCCTAACTTCAGGCGCAGAAGGGAACGCACATCTCCCTTCTTTTTCGCCTCCTGCATCAGCGCTTCGACGGACGGTTCCGAAGGCGGCGCCCCGCCACCGGTTATAGGCACTCGGCCCTCCTGCTTCGCGAGTCTCTGGATTTGCGCGGCAAGTTTTTTGGCCTTTTCCTCCATCTCTATCTCATCGTAAGATACAGGAAGAAACTCCTCGAAATCAGCGGGTATATCATACTTGCGGATAAGGTCTATCCGCCTACGCTCCATAAGCAGTTGGGCATAAGCGGCGCGGTAGCCTTCAAGTTCCCGCTCCTTTTCCGTTAACTCGTCCTGGAGCCTCTCCAGGTCAGACATCTCCCGCCGGCGAAGTTCCTTCAACTCGGCCTCCGCGCGATCAGCTCGCGACTGAAACTCCCGCATTTGCTTGCGCAAACGCTCAAGTTCCTCTGCGGTGGCGTCCTGAACACTCCCGCCAGATGCGCTCTCGGAAGCGCCAGAAGGGATCTCCTCTCCGGAAGAAGCCTCCTGTTCGACAACCTCGTCCCGCACCTCGGTGTCCATGTCCATCTTCTCCTCCTTCCGTCTATTCTACACCATTTTAATAATACTACTACCTTATGACTTTTTCTTCTTCGGACCAAGTTGGGGGGTCTTCGCCTTCTGCTTGATCAAGGCTTTTTGCTCAATAAAATACTCAGTAAGCGTATGGACATCCTCCAAGTAGCGGTTCCACAATTCGGGGTTATGAGTGAACGCCCTCGCCATCGCCCGCATGTAATAGGTATCCCTGTTCTTCCGCTTGCCCTCAAAATAGGCGACAAGGTCGGGGTGGCGGATAAGAAAATCCCGGCGAGCGGCCCTGGTTGGTAAGCCGTAGTATTTCTCCGCCAAGTCCATCATGTACATTCTCCATTTGTAATCACTATCGCTCTCTCCCGGCTTGCGCTTGCGCCACTCCTGCTTAAGTTCAGGGTGTTCGCGCAGATATTCTTCGCGCTTGGAGGCGGGGAGCATGAAATATTCATCCAGAGGGGTGGGGGCACTGCGCGAAAACTCCCGCGGGCCCGCAGCCGCCCACCACCGGCTATACCACCGGCGGCCCCCTCTCCTACGGCCTCCACCGCTCTTCTCGGTTGACAAGCGGAAGTTGGCCCGCTCAGCCTCGGTAGAATTGGCGAGAAGCAGATCCTGCAATTGCTTATCGAGCCAGTCAAACGGCATCGACGAAGTTGCGAAGAAGCCGCCGGGAAAATCCCCGACAGGCGGGTAATATACCACCTTGCCAAGCCCGCTGGCATCTTTCTGGCGGTTAGTCATCATCAATTCATTGATCGTCCTGCCGGAGATCGCCAGGGCCTCCTCTTTGGTCAAGGGGATTACGCCCCTGCCATAAGTATTGGTGCTCACCAGCTTCTTTAAGGCGGAGATGAACGCCCCCCGCTCATCCGGCGCCATCTGCAGGTAACGCTGGACATTATAGGACGGAGGGGGCCCAGCTTCCAGGCCTTTGAGGGTTTCGGGGACTTCGGCAAGCGCGCTTTCGCGGGCTGCCTCGGTAGTGATAGGCACGGGAACGTTGAGCATGGGAGCAACATACTGTAAGGGGGTAGGTAAGCTGGTCATCCGCTCGATGGCGGCCATGGCTGAAAGCCCAGCGAACGGGTAGGTGTTGGCGCCCAAAGATGGGAAGGAGAGGCCAGCCCTTTGTTCTTCGAGGCGCTTGATTTGCTCGTTAATTCTTGCCAGTTCTTCATCTATTTGGGACACAACCTTCTGATCGTTAATTTTCTTCTTCATCTCATTAAGCACAGCCCGCCGTACGCTCAACTCGATTATCTTCCCTCCCACATCCGCGGGGACCGGGCCCGTGGGAGTGTATTCAGGAGACGGGGTCCCATAATAGTAGGTTTGATAGGTCGGATAGCCGAGAGCTGTCTCTCCGGTGCGCAATGGCCAGAAGTTTAAAATTGCTTGCTTTTCTTCTTCGCTTATCGGCTCCTCCTGCTCCTTCAACCAGTTAAGCGCATATTCGCGGAAACTCTCCATGTCCTCCCCGTCTTGGGCGCGTCTCGCCCTGGCCAACCGCCACTCCTGCCACAAGCGAAGGGCCCTGGTCGGGTTGCCCTTTTCGTCGTACCCGAATGCCTTGAGCGCTTGGGCATAGAAATCCTTGTCCTCCCCCAGACCGGCTCCCATCATTGACAGGGAACCACGCATATTTTCGGCTGCCTGATCATTACTGGTGGCGAGCCAGGCAAACAACTTAGCGGTAGCGTTGGTTTTTTCCTGCCTTAAGCGCTCATCATTTTCATCGCCCATCGGGCCGAAAATATCCGGCGCCTGGAGCTCCCATGCCAGAGTGAGACGGGGATTGGCCACTTGCGTTATTTGGAACGGGGCGGCGACAGCGCGCTCTATGCCGCCGAAAATACCTCTCGATTGGCCAGCAAACTCATCGTACACCTTGGACGCGCGCTCAGTCATCTCTGACCACCAGGTCTGGCGGGACGCCTTCCCGCCCTCCCATCCTGGCTTGTACAGCATAGGCCGAAGCCACGGCTTCTCTCTGATCAAGCTCTCCGAATACTGTTTTATTTCTTCCGACGGTAGCGGGAATTGAGAAGCTGCCGCTCCGAACTTCTCTTCCATCTCCTCGCGGTATTTTTCCAACTCTCCCATCTGGCGCATTTGCTCTTCCGTCCAAGTGCCGCCGGAAGGAATGAACCACGGCTCCAACATTCCAGTTACCCAAGTGCCGCCGGGGAGCACGCCGCGCAGGCTTTCTACGGCTTTGGCGTATGCCTCTTCGATTTCTTTGGGAGACAATATCGGTTCGCCTCGCCAGAACACACGCTTGGCTTTTTCTTCGGGGTTCTCCATTATCCGCTTATAAATAGCGGAGATTTCTCGGTTGATAGCGGGATCAAGCATCTTGCGCTCTTCGGGGGAGAGGTTCTCAATGGCAAACCGCAGAGGGGTAATTTTCCCTTCTCGCACCAGCGCGTCGTTCTGCGCTTGCTCCTTCAACCTGTTTATTTTCTCGTAAAGAGCCATCTTCTCTTTCAACGTGCCCCGGCCAGAAATACCCGGCGTGAGGATGCCATACGGCTCCACGCCATAGAAGCCAAGGGACTTAATGTCCCGGAGTACCGGGAGGTTCTGCAGGGGCTGGGGGAGCGCCCGGATGGCTTGCTTAGCAAAATATTCGGAAACGGGGGAAAGCTCTTGAGCGATTATCTTGCCATATCCCTCCTCCTCAAGATTAGACATGGGACCGAGGGTGGGATAAAGCAAGAAGGCGGGGACATTCAGCCATTTTTTCTCTTCGCTCCCCGGTATAGAAATGGGGATAGTGAAACGCGCCCATTGCGGGTATCCGCGTTCCTCTATCCACCGCTGTGACGCATCTAACCAATGCCTGAGCGCCACAAACACCTTCGGGTTGTTCTTGAACATCCTTAAGTAGGAGAGGGTCTCAAGCCGCAGGTCGGAAAGGAAAGGCATAATCCATTGAAACTCATGCTCAAACACTAACGACTTGGTGAAGTCCATAAGAATATCGTTGATAGATAATTTCGCCATGTTGGCTGCCGCGCGAGCCGCGGAGGCGGCGTCCACGCCCTGGGCGACAAGTTGGTTATAGTAACTTACAAAGAGCGTGCGGTACCCCGCTTCGCGGGTCAGCACCATGCCCGAACCGAAAATCTTGCTGTAAAGGTTGTTGGCCGCCTCGTTCATCCTGTCAAGTTTTTCCATCCACTTAGTGGAGCGCGTGGGGGTAAAGGTGCGGGCAAGAGGATAAGGCACAGCGAAATCGTCTCCCGTTTCGCGGATAATGCGCTCAAGATCGTCCATGCCAAAACGCCTGGCGCCGGGCTTCAAGAAACCGGCTGCCTTGGCCGGGTTGTCAGCCGCCTTCATGTTAAACTTTATGGCATCATACAGGGTCGGCGCATATTCTTCTATGTTGCCTACCCATTTACCGATAGCATTGAGGTACTCGTCCACGCCGCCGTGTATATTTGCCACCATATTACAGGCAGGGATGGTCTCAATTACGCTTTTCGCCGCGTCCCTCCCGCCCTTGATATACGCCACTATCGCCGGGTCACGAAGACCATAGCGGTAGAGCCCCTCGATAGCTCGGCGCGGGTTTTCCGCCGCTCTGATACCGACCCAGGTATCTGTCCTGGTGTGCAGGAAGCGGAAGGGATAGCGAAGCGCCTCCTCCTCCGCCAACTTCACCACATCAACCACTTCTGGAGGCATGCTATTAAGCAATTTGTTGTAGCGCGCGACTGAATAGGGGTCAATAGCCCCATGCATGAACAGCTTGGTGGTATTCATCGTCGCGGAGCGAAGGGGATAATGGCCTCTGCCAACCACCGCGCGTTTCCACCAACCGATAACCCGGTTGATGGCAGAGTTCCATTCTTCCACGAGCCGCTGCCCGAAGCGAGGGATAAGCGTGTTGGTGAAAATATGGGATATATCTTTAAGGGACGGGTCGAAGCGGTGTAGGTGAGAAAGTTGCGCTATGGACAAGGGGATGGGCGCTCCCTCCGGTGAGGTGAGTTGGCGGATGATATTGTCTTCGATGATATAAGCGAAGCCGCGCGAGGGACCGAGAGTCTCCGTCCCCGGGCGATTGCTCCAATGCCTAAAGAACGCCTCCACCTGTAGGAGCGAGCCGCCCCCGCGCGCCTTAGCGACTTCGTCTAAATATCCAATGAGGCGCCTTTCGGCGTCGCTATATTCCTGTACGATCTTCTCGTATTTCTCCATCTCTTCCGGCTGTATCCAGAAGGTCTTATGGTATTTTTTAACAGCCTTTAAGAGTTTCCGCGCTTCCGCCGGGGTTATATCGCCAGAAACCAAGATGGTAATCAATTCGTCAAAGGTGATATGGTCTTTCAGAACGGGGATAAGTTTCTCGTATTGCTCGCTTCCCAACATCAATCTGGCCCATTCCCTCAAATCGCCATCATCAAATAATTTCTTCAGCATCGAAGGGGATGCCTGGATAACGGCCTCCAAAGCGCCTCCATAGTAACCGCTCTTGGCGATTATCTCATGCATTCTGCTGTCCACGTAGTCGGCCATTCGCATTACCAAATCCTGAAAAGCGTCAATTACTTCCCTGCTGGCCTCTTGGGCCCGCCGGAAAACCTCATCCGCAAACGCCCTCCCAAAGGCGGCTTTGGCCCAGACGACCACATCGGGAATAGTCTTATGTGTGAGCACCAGGGCGCCCCGGTTTAAGCCGCTTTTCGCCAAAACAAAGTTCTCGAAGTTTCTCACATAAGTGGAAGCATAGATAATGTCCGAACGGCACAATTCAACAAACCTCTGCGAGATGCGGCGAGAAGTCGCCTCGTCAAAGCCGACATATTTGCTTATCCTATACATTTCATCGCCAGCAGCAACGGGGTTCCGAAGGTCAATCACATGAAAAGACGGATAAGGGGTTTTGGCCCTCGACAGCCAACGGACGCCGGGGGCCCCGGCGACCTTTTCCACCGCCTTTCTCATCTTCTCGCTCCCTCCCATAATGGCGGTGGAAACCTTCGGGTAATAGGTCACAATCGGGCCCGCTTCACGCAAGCCAGCCAGAGCCGCGCCCCCCAGATATTTTTTCCATGGTTCAGTAAGGCCGCCCAGGCTGGCTGTAAGCAGTCTCCCCCATTCCTTCACCCGCATATCTTTGGGCAGTTCCGCTATCTGGCGGAAAGCGGCATTAAATTGGTCAAACACATACCCGCTCACCCCCATTTCCTTGAACGCCTTCATGAAATAATAGGGATCATCTATGGAGGAGAGGTGACGCGCTATGGGGGTAATCTTACTGTACACCTCCCCTTTCTCCGCGGCCTTCCTGGCGTCCTTTACCATTCTGGCCAGGGCGCCCCGCTCCCGGTTCAAGGCGCTCCTCAGCCCCTTCATGGCCTCCTTATACGCCGCGGAAGCGCGCTGCCCCCTTTGAGCGAGGCCAAGCACGGTGCGCGTATTCCGATAAACATCAGGAGCGGCCGAAAGCAGATTCCTCAAGAGGCCGCTTTCTTTTTGGGCTTTAGCAAGCGGGGATACTTTCCATGGAGTTACGTAGGTAAGAGGATCAAGAAAGATGGCGCACACAAAGGAAAGGAAGAAGTTGTTTGGGAAATATTCAAAAGCGGTATATTGCCCCGTCTGCGTCGCCCTCTCATACTTATGCAACACATCCGCTCCGAAGATGTCTTGCAGGCCTTCCATGAGCCACCTTGCGCCGGAGCCGATCATCTGCCTATAACGCGCGTAAATGTCATCTGCCGCGTTTTGAGCCGCCTTCTCGTTGCCCGTCAACTTGGCGATGTACCACCGGCCAGCCGCGCCGGTGGCCCCCACAAGCCCACGCACAACCTCAAACGGCATGTTCAGCAAATCGACAAGCATATCTGCGGTTTGAAGAACAACGCGTGAAAAACCGCTCAAAACCCTGGCCGCCTTGCTTTTCCCTGAGAGGATATCTTCAAGGCCCTCTCTGATTCGCTTCGAGTAATACCACGGCACCCTTTCCGCTGCAGGGCTGAACGCTTTGCCGCTCTTTTCGCCGAGAGAAGACATGAAAAGCGCGACATATGGAGATAATTCAACCAGCGCCTCCCCGGCTTCTTTCTTTTTTTGGTAGAAAAGAGCAGCAAGGTAGCCGATCTTTTCGAGGCCGGGCGGCGAATAGTTACCAGCCATCACCGCCGAAAGCAAGTCGTCCCACTTCCGTTCAGCCGTCTCGGCGCTCTTCCTTATCTCATCCGCATATCTCCCGCCCCGGCCGAAATACTTTTTTAACTCGTCATCAGTCATGCAGTCGATCGCCGCCTTAAGCGCTTCACCGGCGGTCATCCGGCCAAAAGAGGCAGCGATGGCCTTGTCGTATCCCGTTAGGGTTTCCAGGGAAGCTACCGCGTTATTCAGGTCATTGACCAGCGGCTCCATACTTTCTACAAAGGACATCATCACATCAGATGAGCCACCGAAACGTTCTTCCAGAATGGCCTGCGCTTGTTCCGGGGTTTCGGCCTCCGCGACCTGCTTGAGAAGTTCAAGTTCCTTGCCGTAAAGGTTGTTTATCTCCGATATGGAAGCGGAAATTATATTGGTTATATCCCTGTAGCGCTGGAGCGCCCGCTCCGGCGCGGTTTCTTGCTTGGAGAATGGCCTCATCCGGGAAGCGATGGGTGTAGGCTCCCCGCCCTCGCCCTCCGCTTCGCCCATTTGCCTGGCCATCTCCAAGGCGAAAGAGCGGGGATGGGAGGATATGGTCTTGGCCGCAACCTCCGCTCCCCTCAATACGCTTTCCTTATTCTTGGGCGGGATGGGAGCAGCGGTGGCTTTCTCTATCTCCTCAAGCGTCTCGGGAGTTTCAAGCAGCGAAGCGCCCGCCACAAGGGCGGTAGTTTTCAGCGGGGCAGTCGGGGATCCTGGCATTAGCTTGGATGACAACTTTTCCAACGCTGCCAGACGCGCTTCCTGTTTATCCCCCTTCTCTGAAGGCGGGGCGATAGAAACAGTGTCGAGCGGGGACACATCGGCGCCGAATCCCTTCTTGAGGGCGTCGGTCATGCGCTGTTTTATCTCATCGGCGAGTTTCTGTATCTCCTGCCTTTTGCGCTCTTCTTCCTGCGCCCTGCGGGCAATATCTTCCGCGATTGCCGAGGAGGCGGCGCGGGCCTCCCGCCGCGTGGTTTGCTTCCACTCCTCCCCCAATTCAGGGGTGCCGGAGGGTTGCATCGCCTCCATCCAGGGCAAGTTGGCCTCGTATATATCCGCTGGTGTTGCTCCGCTTTCTTGGAGGCGTTTATATAGCTCCTCATAGAAGCGGCCATCGGACATAGCCATCATCTCCCGGTGTTAGGCCCAGGATAAGCGACCCCCTGCGCTTCCTGCTCGGGAGTTGGCCCGATGTTTCCGGGCGTCTCCTCGGGCCTCCCCGGCTCCCCCGGGACCAGAGCTTCCCGCTCCTCCATCGGTCCAAACCCGCCGAGCGGGGAGATCTCCTGGGGCGAGTTCATGAAGGCAGCTTTGGTCAGAGCAAGCAAAGCTTTAGCGTCAGAGATCTGCTGCATCGCCCTTTCCCGCGGGCGGAAGGCGGGCTCGGTGAACTCGATCTTCATCCGCTCCATCTCCTCATCGGGCTGTGGAATGCCCAGACGCTCCATAGTCGTCCACAGCGACTGGGCGTTAGCCGACAACTTCTCCAGCTCGAAGCGAGCCATGCTTATGTCGTCCCTCGGCATCACGTCTCGCCAGATGACCTCCACGCCCCTGCACTTGCTCGCATCTTCGCCCTTGATTACTATCGGGGCTCCTTTTTTCTTCTTCTCGTTTTCCTTCGGCGGGAGATAGATAAACTCGCTCACCTCGCGATCTTTAAAAAACTTAGCGATTAAGGCAAGGGCTCCTTCTATCACTTCCTTCAGCGAAAGCTCCCAGTTGGAGCGGACCTCGTGTATCATCTTGACCATCGGATCGAAGCCCATCCTCCAAGCTATCCCGGTAAGAACCTGCCCGGACGAGAAGGCCGCCTCGGGGATAAAGGTCGCGTCATGGATATAGCGCATAAGGGCTCTCCGGCTGTCCTCTATGGTCGGGGCCTCGCCAGGCCAGGTCAGAAATTGGAGATCGCTTCCCTGCGGGAGAAAATGCACGCCCCCGTCCATGTCGTTGATAAACTCCTCTCGCGAGGTAACCCGGGCCCCCATATACTTCAAAGGAGCATTACAATGCATGATGGCGGCGTCAGCCCGCCTGCTTTCCAGGACATTGACCACCACATTTACATCAACAATATCAGCCACCAAGGAAGAGCCGAACACGCTGCCTGGCTCAGCAAACCAAGGAAAGGGGACAATGGGGATAAAGCCGTAGGGGTTTTCAGTGTCCTCGATGACATTATTCCCCACCACCAGGGCGTATCTATCTTCGGACCAATATTCAATGTAAGTGGCGACATCCTCCGGGACGCCCTCTCGGCCGCTCTCCAGTTCGCTGTCGGGGCCAATATTCTTTCCGTACTCGGCCTGGGCCACCGATAGGGGCAATTGATAAGCATAAATGACATCGTATATTCGCTCATCGTAAAAAGACTTGTATTCCTGCGGGAACACATACTCCGGACGACAATAGGATATTCGCACGGTCTTTGGCTCGCGCTCCGCGTTGGGCTCCACATACACCTTCATCCATCCCGTCCCGAGCAGGGCGCTATCTTGAGCAACCCTCATCAGACAACGATTAAAAAAACACGAGCGAAGAAGGCCGTAGATGATGCGCTCAACTTTCGAGGAAGCTTCCAGGTCGTCTTTTTTCCCGCTCCGCGGCGACACAGAAAACTCCGGAGGATCGCCGACAAGGAAATGGGCAGCCTTGCGCACAATGGGCCGCACATAGTTCAAGGTCATATTCACCCTATCGGCCTTGTAGAAGTTGTTATTCCACCATTCCGCGCTGTCCCCGCTGAAGAAAGCGCGCAGGGCCTTATATTCGCTTATGCGCTCTCCGGCATTCAGCTTGCGCCGCTCATATTCCGATACGATATCTATTCCTGCCATTTCTCACTGCACCTCCCTTTGGGCTTGTAATGCGAGAGCCGACATAGTCCACCTTCAACCCGCCATACATACTAAAATTAACCAAATAATACACGCCTAAAGCCAACGACATAACCCTGTCGGTGTTAATGGTGGTGTCGTTCCAGCGATAATCTATCAACTCATCCATCAAGTCGTTGTCGGGATATGATACTATGCTCGAGGGGTAGGTCTCGCCAAGCAAACTCCAGCACGGACCATCCACGGCACACGGACGCGACATCATGTCCTGAAGGGTAAGTATTATTTGCTCTTTAGTGTTTTGATTGAAGTGCACGCCGTCAACCGGCAACCCCAATTCTTCCAATCTTTCCATCACCACGTCCCCAATACCAGTGCTGTCCACCACCACTCCCACGGCATGATACTTCTTATACAACTCTCTAATAGCATTATACACGTCGGACCACTTTGTTTTGTGCAATTCCACACTATCCACCCGCACGATGAGCGGAAGGTGGGTGAAATCGAGGACGTGGCCCACCGTGGCGTCATACTTGCGGGCCAGGTCGAAACAGAGCAAATATTTATGCCCGCGGAAAAACATCCCGCGGGATATTTTGGGACTGAACATGGCATAGACCATTTCATACTTGAATGGAGCGTCGGTGTCGGAGACAAACTCCCCGTAAATAACCTGTGAGCGGTAGGGGGATCCCTCGTAATCTTGCTCGATACGCTTAATGTCCTCGGGATCAAGAAACTCGTTTTCATAGATGGAGCCAGACATGGAAAAATAGCGCGGATCGCCTTCTTGTCCCCGGCGGTAAAGATGGTAATAATACTGGTCCGAGAAAGGCTTTGGCGTCCCGATAAAATGAAGTTTCCCGCCATCCCTGGTATTGGGCACTATGGTGCGGGGGAGAAGAATATTCTGCGTCAACCTACGCAAATTACGCTCGTATCCCGCCTCCTCTAATGTTATCAGCGAGTACCTTTCGCCCTCAATGAGCCGACCATCACGGTCAGTAGAGCCAGCAGTAAAAGTGGAACCATTTTTGAAGTATATCTTGCGCTTGACGTTATCTATTTTTTCGATGAGAAACCGGAGCACTTCAGAGTTGGACCGCAATTGGGTCAAACGATCAAATTCCTTACCGCTGACCTCGTAGGTGTAAGCGCAGTTAAGCGTGTTGTATGGAGCATAGGCGGCATCCCGCGGTGGAAGTTCAAGCCCCTCCTTAAAAATACAATAATAAGCGTGAAGGCGAGCGATGAGCTCCGTTTTCCCCCACGAGTTCCCGCAAACGAGGACGTTATATTTTGGGAGCAGCGTGGAAAGGAAATATTCCATCTGGCCCTTGTGAATTGGGGGTTTACCATTAGGGTTCTTCCCAAAAACCAACTCATTGAAAGCCGGGAAATCGTTGCGACATTTGCTAAGTTCATCAAGAAGGCGGTCTATTTCTCCCACGGATCACCACCCTTTCCCTTGGCTTACGAGCTGGGCACTCCGAAAGATGGGCCCGGAGAAAGTTCTCCTCCTCGCCCTCCTTAACCAAGTAGTTTCTCGCGCCGCAGTAAGGACATGTCCAGCTGTGCCACCTCTCCCTCACTCGCTCCTTCACGGTCGGGGAGGGGTAGTCTCCCGGGGGTAGCCACAACCCCGGCTTCTTCTTCATTATGAACAACATCTTCTTCAACCTCCCCATCTATAACCTTACCATAAAGGCGGGCAAATACTTCCCTCATGGGAGCAGAACCTTCTATCTTGTGTTTGGCTTCCACCGCCCTGATAACATTGGTTGCCGTCACTTTGAGGTCTTCTCCGCCTTCAACTTTCTCGAGAAAAGAGTTTATGATGACGTTAAGCGCTTCAGAGGCATCCACCATACTTCTGGTCATCTCTTCTACCCTTGAAGAAAAGACCATGCTTGCTCTTTCATCAGCCGCCCTCTTCAGTGGGCAATGTTCCTTTGCATGGCGCTTAAGAACAGCATCACTTGGAGCTTGGTATCCTTGTTCTTTAAGCCAATCCTTGATGAGCGAGTAGGAAGCGGAGGCATACATCAATTCCTCAATTTGCGGTCTCAAGATATGCCGGCACACAGAGCACTTGCTGTCATAGCGATAAAGAGCAGGGGAAAAGCTTTGCGGAGCGAATAACTTTTCCAGCTTCTTCTTAGTTTTATCGCTACAGTTTTTTATATTAAAAAACTCATAGTAGTTCATATATTACATTGTAACTTAAGATATGACTTTATATTCATCTATTATGCCCCCATATACCCCTTAAAGGTATATGGGGGCATAATTAAGACTATATTGCATAACTAAATTATTCTTCTTCTTATTACTTTGTAAATACCTTGTAAGATATATTGTTAGCTAATACTAATTAAGCTAAATAAGCTTATAGTGTGCTTTAAGTGTTGAGTGGTTCGGTAGTGGTGGGTGAATTGTGAGTGATAGGTAGCAGCACCAACTGCCAAAGCAAGCAAAGGTGGGCTAAATGTATAAATTGGCAAAAAAGTAAAAGCTATACAACTTAAATTCGCAGTATTACCGCGCCAGTAGGCTTGGTTGTGTGTGAAGGGAAATTGTAAAAGTTGTATAAGTTTTATAAGATTTGCAAGATTAGCAGTTTGGAGGGAGAGTATATGGTTGCTACTGTTAGGGTAGGCGTATATACATTTTTAGGCTTCCCTAAAACAAACTTAATATAAATTTTTGCTTGCTTTGCTTGACAACCTCGCCCAAATATGCTATAGTGCCCAATAGGGTAGGGCCCGGCATAGCGCCGGGCACGAGAGAAAGGAGAAGATGGATGGATAAGATACAGAACATCCTTTCCAGTCACCGTAAGTGGCTGGAGGGGGAGGGGGGAGAACGCGCCGACCTTCGCGGTGCTGACCTCACCGGTGCTGATCTCACCGGCGCTGACCTTTGGCGCGTCCGCCTATAGTTGTGAGGTAGGAGATAGATCAAAAAGGCCGGGGTTTTCCGCTTCAATTATCCCCAAAAAAACTCCCCAAAACCCCTTGACAAACGCCGCCAAACGTGCTATGGTATTAGTAAGGCAGGGCCTGGCAACAAGCCGGCAGAGAGAAAGGAGGAAAAATGGAACTCGAAAACGTGGTCTGGGCAATCAATTATATCCTTGCTCCCAATGCCGGGAGCAAGGAACGTGCTGCTGCTGAGCGGCGCCGATTTGCGCGTCAGTTGATTGCCGTGCTGGCGCGGGACCAAGCGGAGCTGGAGCAGCTCGCGCAGCTCGCGCCGAACGCGGCGCCGCAAACCGCACGCGAGCTGTTCCCATGCGTCAACATCATGACGCCGGAGATAGTGTCATGCCGCTGGCTGATTCCCGGGAAGGTCGCCGTGGAACTCTCCTATGGGCGGGGATTCCCTCGCGAGGACGGCTCGTGCCCGCCGCTCTGGGGCGTGAGCATCCATAGCTGGCCGCCAAACCGGGACCTCGATGACCTCAGCGAGTGCTTCGGCTCCGAGGCAGAGGCGCGCGCCTACATCAGAGATTTGAGGAACCGCCTGAAGGGCTCCAAATAATATGCCCGGCAAAGCCGGGACGAGAGAAAGGAGGAGAAGAAATGGACATCCAGGAGATTGTGGGCAACCACCGTAAGTGGCTGGAGGGGGAGGGGGGATGCCGCGCCGACCTTCGCGGTGCCGACCTTCGCGGCATCGACCTCACCGACGCTGACCTCTACGGCGCCTACCTCTACGGCGTCGACCTACAGGGCGCCAACCTCCGCGGTGCTGACCTCCGGCGCGCCGACCTCACCAACGCCGACCTGGAGGGTGCCGACCTCACTTATGCCAACCTTAAGGGTGCCTACCTCACCGGCGCTGACCTCACCGGCGCTGACCTCCGGCGCGCCAACCTCCGCGGTGCCGACCTGGAGGGTGCCTACCTCGGCGGCGTCGACCTCGAGGGCGCCAACCTCACCGGTGCCGACCTCACTAATGCTGGCCTCACTAATGCTGACCTCACTAATGCTGACCTCACCGGTGCCCGCCTGGAGGGCGCCAACCTCCGGCGTGCCGTCCTCCGGCGCGCCGACCTGCGCCGCGCGGACCTCACTGGAGCCGACCTCACCGACGCTGATCTTTACGGCGCCTACCTCGAAGGTGCCGACCTCACCGGTGCCGACCTCGAAGGCGCCGTCATGGAGGAATAGCCGAAACCTCCCCACTTGGGGAGGTCCGCGGGGAATAGCCTACCCGCGCTGACGAGGCAGGCAGTAGAGCCCGGCTTTGCCGGGCGAGAGAAAGGAGGAGACGATGAGCATCTACAGTGACGACGGGAAGGTCGTGCTCGGCCCGGATGAGGTGGGACGCATCATCCGAGGCGAGCTGATGGCCACCTGGCCGCACGCAGATTTCGCGGTGACGGTCTCGGCCGACGTGATACACGTAGCGTGGTCAGGAGCGCCGCTGCGGCGCTCTGTCGCACAGCATGTTCGCCGCATACTGTACGCGTTCTTCTCCACTGGCCGGATTAGGTACATCGTGGACAGGGTCACGTACGAGCAGCGCGGCGGGCTGCCCGATGCCCTCAATGAGGGGGAATATAGAGAGGCTGAGAGGACCGAGGCCGCGCGGAAATGGGTCCTTCGCAGTGCCGTCCTCGACAGCGCGCTGCTCCTGGAAACATAAGTCCATGCATCATGGTATTATAGTATCAGCTGGAGGAATATGTTCTTCCCTACCGTCTGGGTTTCCGGACTGGTAGGGTTTATCTTTTTCCCCATGAGGGGCCGGGGTTATCCCCAGCCTTCTTGATGCCGCTGCTGCCGAAAAATAGAGCGCGGCATGGATGCGCGATAAGGGCGGGCGTGCTGCTGCTGCTGAAAAAATCCCGGAAAAACTATTGACAAACGCCGCCAAACGTGCTATGGTATTAGTAAGGTAGGATCCGGCAGGGAAGCCGGACGAGAGAAAGGAGGAGCCAATGGCTCAAAAATAATGGAGGCAATTATCCGCCAGAGAAGGATGGATTTATGAAAAAATATCCTCCATATCTTGACAAAGCGGAGAAGCTGTGCTATAATGCAAGAAGGAAGAAAGGAGAAGAAAATGCATTTGAGCGCGACGCAAATAGGGATGTTTCTCAGATGTGAGCGGCAATGGTACTACAGGTATGTCGAGGGGCTCCGCGTGCCGCCTCCCGGGGCATTGATCTTGGGCGGAGCCTACCACGATGGAGTTGAACACGCTCTATCGGTAAAATTGGAGACAGGGTCTCTCCCCCCGGTGGATGAGTGCCTTGATGCTTATAGAGATGCATGGGAGCATCAGCTCAACGTAGAGGAAGAGATAGACTGGGGAGAAGATGCCCCCAGCGTCCTCCTTGACCACGGAGCTTCGCTGGTCGGAGAATATGTCAAGGGCGTAGCCCCTGGCATCGAGCCCGTGGCCGTAGAGGCGGGCTTTAGCCTGCCGTACGACATCCCTGTTGTTGGATTCGTGGACTTGGTCCATGAATCCAAGAATGGACCGGTTTTGGTGGAGCATAAAACCAGCAAAAGGAAGGGGGGTCTGGAGAGATATGGGCTGCAGATGGGGATTTATAAGATTGCCCTAAAAAAAGATTGGGGTATCGAGCCCACAGATGCCCGAGTACACCAGGCTATCGTGGGACGGGGGGACATCTTCATTGATGCTGTCCCCATTGAAGAAGAAAAGATGGTAGATCTTCTCATCCGCTCGATTATCGAAAAGATTAATTATGGCCTATTTGCTCCAACGGGCATAGGATCGTGGGTATGTACGGAAAAGTGGTGCGGATACTACCGCATCTGCCGCGAAAGGAGGTAAAAAATGGGCGAGTTGGCGAAGTATCAGGTGGGAGATAACGAGATCGTCATCCGGGAAGAAGACATCCCCTACCTCGTAGAAGGTGGTGGGCGCGTGACCCCGAAAGAGGCCATGCGCTTCGCCATGCTTTGCGCATCAAAAAATCTCAACCCCTGGCTCCGTGAGGTGTTTCTGATTAAATATTCCGATGACAAGCCGGCAACAATAGTAGTTGGCAAGCAATACTATGAGCGGGCTATTTCCAACAGCCCGCTCATAGGCGGCCTGCGCTCCGGCGTAGTCGTGGAGCGCAATGGCGAGCTGGAGTACCGCCAGGACGGTATAGTCCCACCGGGGACGAACCTGGTCGGCGGTTGGGCGGAGGTTTACCGCCGCGACTGGGACCACCCGGTCAGGGTTGCGGTGAACCTTAAAGAGTACATCCAGTACACAAAAGATGAGAGAGGGAATATAGTCCCTAACACTATGTGGCGCACCAAGCCTGCCACAATGATCACAAAGGTGGCAGAGGAACAGGCTATGCGCCGCGCACTCCCCGACCAGCTCGGGGGCGTTTACGCCCCCGAGGAGATGGGATATGACGAAGATGCCCTGGCGGGGCGGCTCCATAATAGCGCCGCAAACTCGCGGCCCCCCGAAATGCCCACTAACACCTCCTTTCAAAGCCCTACCTCCGCCCCGCCATCGAATGAAGCGCCCGCAGAGGGCGAACTCATAGAGGCTTCGGCCGAGCCTTCCCTGGAGCCAGAGCCGGAACCCGAGCCCGTCAATGAGGAGGAGCGGCAAGCAGCCCTGAAGCGGCTGTTTGCCGCTCTCAACGACCTCGCTAAAGCGAGGGCGAAGGCAGCCGGGGAGAGCCGCAGTATGCGGCGCGAGGTAGAGGAAGAGGTCAGGGCGATTATCCAGGGCGAATATGGAAAGATTAGCCTGAAATCGTTAACAATCGAAGAAGCGGAAGATCTCAGGGCATGGGCCCTGGAGGAGACGGCACGCTTGAGGTCATGAACACGGAGGCTGCGCTTCTTGGGGGCCTCCTGTCGGGAGACAATCTCCGCAACGAAGGCGTTGCGGAGATAATAGCCCTCCTCGACCCAAGGGACTTCTCGACGGAGGGGGCCCGCCTTGTGGCGAAGGCAATCCGAGCCTGCCACGAGGCGGGTTCTCCCGCCGATATTATCACCGTCCAGGATTACCTACGAAGGGCTGGATACCATAATATCTCTCTGGCCCCCTACGCTTCTTCCGTTATCAGTTTCGACCTGCAGACCCTACGAGAATACTTGGCAATCGTGAGGCGAGACGGCGTCAGGAGGCGCAAGCGGCAAGCGGCCCTCGCCCTCGCCAGGGCGTTGAACGATGGCGAGCAAGGGAAGTCCTACTACGAGTGGAAGATGCGACAAGCCCTCGAAGAGCCAGAGACGCTCACGCTTACTGCTGAGTGTTACGCGGTGGAAGAATTGTTGGCCACCAAATTCCCGCTCGAGCCCAACCTGTGGGGGGCGGGTCTGCTCCAGCGTAAATCCGTGATGCTGTTGTCTGCGTTCGCGAAATCATATAAGACCATGTTCGCCCTCAATCTGGCGATCTCCCTGGCGGCAGGGAAAGACTTTCTATTCGCTATCAACGAGCCGGTAAGGGTGCTCTATCTGCAGGCCGAAGTGTCTATGCGCTCGATGCAGGAGCGCATAAAGTATATGCTGCGGGAGGTGGTGCCGAAACCAGGCTTCTTGGTTATCGCCAACTGGCGCGGGGAAAAGTTGACCACGCGCCGCGGGTATGAAAGCGTCCTGCGGTTGCTCCATCGTTATTCCCCTGCCGTGGTAGTGGTGGATCCCTTGTACAAGGTCCACACTTACGACGAGAATAAGGCGCAGGAAATAAATAAGCTGTTAGCGGTGTTTGACCGGCTTATTGAGCGGCACGGCATTTCGCTGATCCTTGTCCACCACCACGGCAAGAGGAGAGAAACCGCGGGTAAGCTGTCCCCAGAAATGGTGCGAGGGAGCAGCGCCATCTTTGACTATGTGGACACCTCGATCCGCATGGCGCGAGAGGAAAATACAACACGGGAGGTGAAGGTCAGCTTTACTTGTCGCAATGGAGAGGAGCCAGCAGATACTTATTTGATCATGGGCGCGAACCTTTGGTTCCGCCGCATCGAAGAAGACGAGGAGGTTGAAAATGCGTAGTTATTTCCAGCTATACGGGAAAATCACCTACATAAACGAGCTAAAACAGAGTAAATATGGCAATTATTACGCCCATGCGGGCATAGCCGTATGGGACAGGGCCGTGCAAAAAATATTTCTGCTCCCCATGACTATCCTTTTCCGCGGAGTCTATGACGAAGCAGAGGCAGTTTATAACTTGATAACGCCAGGAACCTATGTCGTGTGTATAGGCTCTATCTCATCGGTCAAGTTTAAAAATGTTCCCATGCCTGCTCTGTATGTGCGGCAGATTTTCCCCGTGATGAGGCAGGCAACGGAGCCCGCGGAGGAGCCAGCGGAGGAGCCAGCGGAAGAGTCCGCAGAAGAAGACGAGGAGGTCTGGTTCTGATGGCGCAGACTATCGTCCTGCCCGTTCCCATCCCCAGCAAGAAGAACTCGCGCATCCTCGCACGGGGACGCTCCTTCCCTTCCCGCGCTTATACCGAGTGGGAGCAGGAGGCGCGGTGGCAGGCCCGTTGCCAATGGAAAGGGGTCCCCCTCAGGGGATATGTGGCAGTGCATATCGATGCCTACGGGCTACGCAACGATGCTGACAATCTCGCTTCGTCAGTACTTGATACCCTCGAGGGTATCTGCTATGAAAACGACAGACAAGTGGAAATCCTCGAGGTCAAAAAAGAGCGCAGCCGCAAGAGGCGGTGCATAGTCAGGGTGTCCGCCCTGCCCGATCATGACTGAAAGGTTGGTAATGGAGCATATCCAGGCAACTTGGGGGAAGGCATGCTAAATCGTAAGTTAGTCGCGAAAGAAATAGTCAAGCGGCGCGGGTTACCGGCAGGCCCATTGCTCCTACTTCTGGAGAGAAAGTATCCGGACCTGCACTATGACAACCCCTGTAACCGCTTCCACGCCAGCGTGGCTAAAATCCTGGCAGAACTAACGGGGCTGACCCCCCGCACCATCCTGCGCATCATGTCGGGCAAACATACAACTCTCGCTCCAAGCACAGTTGACCGCATATGTATCCGACTGGGGGAGCACCCGGCCCTTATCTACGGCCGCCTGTGGACGCATAGAGTTTGTGTCTCTTGCGAAAGAGAGCTGCCCTTATGCTGTTTCTCGTTGAAGAAAACCAGGGGGCATTATTGGAAAATATCCATTAAATGTAGTTTTTGTTCAGGGGAAAGAAGAAAGCCGTGCGAAGATTGCCCGGAAAAGGAGGAATAGTATGAACGAGTATAATAACATCCGAGATTACCGCAGGGCCACCCTTCTTGCCGCCACCATGGCCGCCACCCTCATAATCGCGCTTCTCCTGTTCTCGCTTCTCTTCGGCAACTCCAACCCCGCCCCCGAACCGCCCACAGAGACGGTGGAAGAGGCGGGGGCGGATGACCCCGCCGTGCTGGAGGAGCCGCCCATCATTGAGCCCGCCCCCGACCTCGCCTCCCCCGCCGCCATCATCGACGACTATCTCTCCCGCCGCAACTCCCCTCTCGCGGGGTATGGCATCGCCTTCGCCCGCGCGGGCTACGAGTGGGGCATCAATCCATACCTCCTCGTGGCTCTGGCTGGGGCTGAGTCGTCGTTTGCCACCAACGGCTCGCTGTCCCGCACTCACCACAATGCTTGGGGGATGAAGGGCCCAAACAAGACGGGCCTTACCGCCGTAGGTGGCTGGATGTGGTGGCCAGACTGGCCATCGGCCATCGATGGCGCGGCCTACTTTGTGAGCGTTTATTGGCCCGGAGCGCAGACCGCATATGACCTCCGGGGCTACTGCGAGGGCAACCCGTCCTCGTGGATTAGCAGGGTAGAGGGCGTGCGAGGGGAGCTGGGAGGCGCGCCGTGGACGAGGTGATCAAGGCGATGATCGAACCCGACTTCTGGGCGGGTAGGGGGCGATATGCTAAGCGGAAGATGCGCAAGCTCGAAAAGGAGGTTGGAGATGGCCAAGAGAGGCAGAGGAGCGGAGGAGACCTTACGGGCGTACAAGCGCATACGCAAGCCGATGCCCCCGCCGGCCAGGCGGGTGGAGCGGAAAAGGTGGGAGCCAAGCGTAGACGAGTGGGACGAGGAGGTGGACGATGGAAGAGGTAGTGAGGATGCTCAAGACCATACTGACCGACATGGCAGTCGAGCTCACCTGCGCCGCTGACCTGCTGGACGAGGTGGTGGAAACGGCCGTCCGCAAGGGCAGACTGGAGGCGATAGGTGAGATGATGAGCGAGCCCACCCGCCCGGAGGGGACGGACTGATGAGATCCCCGATCGTATGGGCAGGAGGCAAGGGAACGGTGAGGAGGTGGGATGAATGAAACCGTGCGGATGCGGGTATTGGGAAACCCCCGGCGGGGACATGGAGTGGGACGTGTGCCCAGACCATGAATGGGAGGTAAGCTGCCCGGAGTGTAGGGAATGGCTGCGCACGCGCAACAACGGCACGAGTTATTGCCCCGCCTGCGGGTGGGACGAGGAGGGAGAGCAGGACTGCCCATCATGCGGGGCGCTAATGCAGGTTAGCCCAGACGGCGCCGTCAAGTGCCCTCGGTGCGAAGGGGGAGATGAATGAAAATCATCGACTGGAAAGCAAGCCCGATCGCAATAAGGCTATATCTGGCCAAGGATGACCTCGCTTATTGGTGGGGAGACGACTGGGATGATGCCCCGTGGCAATGCAACGCTGGCCCCGTGTATGACAGGTTTGTAAGCGCCCATATCGACATCATCTTGCCCGAAGAGACGGAGGTATGGGAGCCGGGGGGAATCACCAGCCCTTCAGAGTACATATCTAAAGAGGACATTATAAAACGCCAATTGCCCATCATAGTTGGCTTCTGCGGACTACATGACACCTACGAGGATGCCCTGCGGGATAAAAATACCCTGAAGCTCTATATGGGAAGGCCGCTGGGCTGAGTGATCAGCGACAAAAAAGTGCCCCCGCCTTTGGGCGGGGGCGGGGAGAGAGGGAGACGGATTAACTCAACGAGTCATTCGGGAATAAGTACCCTACCGCTGCTCCCACAATCAGCCCTATCATCGGCCCCGCCACCTCCCACGTGATGGTACCAACAGCTACCAGCACCACCAGTGAGATGAGGGCGATGAGAGCAAGCGTGAAAGCCATAGCGTTCTTCATTTTCTCACCTCCTCCTCTTATCCGCTTATGATATTATTTTCCATAAAATCCCATCTGCTTCAGCGCGCCGTGTATTTCTCCGGCGATGATGTCTATAAGGAACTCATCCCGTGCTGCCTCGTGTCCCCTCGTAGCGGCGTGAAGCACCTCGTGCCAGAACGCCTGCCACCGTATATCGTCGGGAGCGTCCCGCTCTAACGTGATACGCCCGTTATCATATTCGCACAAGCCAAGCAACCCTGTGCCATCAGCCCCAATGAGATTGCGCTTCTGATGCACGGAATAAGTGATGCCACGGATGGTGAGGCGGCGAGGTAGGGGTTTCATCTTAACTGGACGCATGATAATCACCGTTCGCGTACAGCTCGCACGCTACCGCGCCCAACGCCCCTGGCGGCAAGGCAGACCGCGCAGCGTATGTGCCGAAATACTCCATGAAAGCAGGGCAAATGATGACATATTGTTTTCGCGCCTCAAGCCGGAAGTTGACTCTGTCACGGCATATTCTGGTCACCTTGTTCTGCATCTCATCATGAACATGGCCCATAATGGTGAACATGGTGAACTCTTGCCACTTGGTCGGCTCCGTGGCGGCGTTCAACTTACCCCCTTTTGTCCGAGAAGATGTTGTCCCGTGCTGGCACCAAAAATCGAATACATATCCGTTCCACAGGATGTCCACATAGACCGGCTCGTTGAAGTAGGGAATTTCCAGCTTGTCGCATATCCATTCAAGCGGGTCGAAGTCATATTTCTGCGACCGCCACTCATGAGTCCCAGAGATGGCCCACAAGCACTTATGAGCGATAGGCGCGAGGGCGTGGGTCAACTCCATGCGTAAATTCCTCGGCCTCATCTCTTGCTCGTAAACGCTTGTCCCCTTGTTCGAGTCGCCGTAACCCCAATCGCCGAGGTCCCCGTTAATAAAGAAGAAAACGTTTTCATTGTGCGCTATCCAGTTGATGTATTCATCAAACCTCACCCGGTCATGAGCGAAACAACCACGGTGAGCGTCAGAAATGGGTACGACCTTTATCTTTGTCCACGGCAGATCATCGGGGAACTGTATCCATAGATAAGGCTGTCCGTCCGGCTGCTTGCGGTAGCTCCATATCTTGGGTTTCACCTCTATCTCGTCCGAAAAGATGGGGAGATAAACAAATATCTTTTCGTGCCATTGGTTTCGCGTGCAGAACAGCTCGTATCCTTCTACCGGCCGGGAGAGCTCGCGGTCAATGCGCTCCTTGCCCCAACCATATTGTTGAGAGATTTCTTTGTATGTACGCCCTCGTGCGCAGAAAAGGTGGAGGGGGGTGGATTCAGCAGATGTTCGCGCTTTTCGGCTGTTTCCCCGCACCCTACCACATGCTGGGGAGCATGTCACCGCCCCCTGCTTCCTGCGCTCAGGCGGGACAGGAGCCTCGCAGACGAGGCAAACCGCGCTCCCGCGGGTTATCTCCTTCACTCGGCGCGCCTGCCTCTCGCGGGCGATACCGCAGGCATGAGAGCATGTCACCGCCCCCTTGCGCCTGCGCTCTATAGGCACAGGCTTGCCGCATATAAGACATTTTTCTTCACCTGGGAGCTTGGCCACGCGCCTTCTGCGCCGCTCCCTCTCTTGGGCGCACCCCACAGAGCAAGTATACGCCCTTCTCCGCAGACGAGCAGCAGGGATGGGCTTCCCGCATATTTCGCAGTCCATTGTTCTACCTCGCAGGTAGGATACTCACCGCCGCGACCACATTCGGGTTGGGCGATTTGATGGTGAGAGCGAAGCCGCCATCATGCTTGCCCTCATAGAACCCGCGGCAGTCGATTGCCCTTCGCTCCCACGAGCTGAGGGTGACCTTGTATGGCTTGCTGAAAAATGGCGTGCCGTAGACCTCCACCTTCGCCTCGCGGTCGCTCTCGTTCTTGAGGATGAGAAAGCAGCGGTATTGCTCATCCCCCAGTCGATAATAGGCGTCGGGGATGACCTGCACATGCAGGTCGCCCTGCTTCTCCACCTCTCGCGCGATCGCCAACATCGGCTCCACCTCCCTTTCGCCCTGGCGGATTAGGCGCAGGGCTTCTCTCTCCACTTCTTCAAGATGCGGATACAAGTTGTTTCCCGGGCAGTTGCTCGGCCCGACGGTCGACAAATGGTTGAAGTCTCTATGGCCGTGGTGGAAATCGGTCCCACACTTCCCCTGCAGGTGCAGGGCGGCGGCAAGCTCCGCCATGCCCTGCAGCATCTCGTCGCGGGGGTGGTAGAGGTCGTAGTTGCCCGCGACCTCTACCCCGATGTAGGGATTGCCTATCTTGCTCGCTCCAGAGAAGGCGTCGCAGTCAGACCACGAGGGGCGGCCCTCCAACGCCCATGGCTCCACGCCGTACCCGTCGTCCACGAGGATGAGATCATATCCCTCGATGATGTCGCGCGCGCCCCACCGCTTGATTTGGTAGTCATGATTAACCCTTTGGATTTGTAGCGCGCGCCCGGGAGACACGGGCGTATGCTCGTGCGCGCCCATGTGGTGCCAGCAGATGCCCACCTTCCCAAACGGCCCCCGGTAATAGCTGGGGGGGTGGGGCGGCAGTAAGGTTTGGTTCCGGGGGATTACGCGGAGCATGGCTCCCTCCTCTCGGCTGATTGATAGTTGGGGCATCGGCTGTTTGTCAGTACCACTTGTCCTCGCCGCCAACCTTGCGCTTCTCGGTATCGACGTAGACGCGCATATCGCAGGCCTTGAGCGCCTTTGGAGGCGGGAATGGGCTGGGGTGGACCCTGTCGAACAGCACCACTTCGTCGTCGGGCCATTCCCGCTGCAGGATGGTGGCGACCTTGCGCGCGTCCCTCTTCGCCGAAAGCGTCAGAAAGCACACAGCAATTCGGCGTGACATATTCCTTCCCCCCTCACAGACCGCCTTTTATCGCCAGAGAAATAAACGCGCCAAGAAGCGCCATAGTAAGCCCCGCCATAGTAGTAAGAATGAAGGCAACAACTTTGTCTATGCGCCGATTGTTTATCTGATCTATGCGGTCATGTATGCGCCGGGTGCTTTCCGCGCATATCTCGCGGTGGTGATCATACTCCTGGCGGGTTATCCTCTCACCCATACAGGCGATGATGGTATCAAGTTTAGCGTCTATTGTTTGAAGACGATTATTCAATAAATCCCATTCTCTCCTCGTCACATATCCATTGTTTTCAGCCATTTTTGCCTCCTCTGCGCTATCTCCTCATGCGTGAGAGAGCGAAACGCTTCCGGGTGCTTGACTTCATCCGGGGCGTATATGTGTTTCCCGAACAATACTCCGCAGAACAAAGCAGAGAGAACGGCAAAAACAGTCGAAGCGGCATCCTTGCCGCAAAGAGCCAACACAGCGAACCCGACAAGGCATATTGAGGCCCCCCATATCTCCCATTGCTTCATCTCTTCGGCCTCCTTCTTCGCGGATAAACGGCGTATCGCTCACGCTTAAGCGGCCTCCCGGGCACCATAACCATTGCTCGATAATCGAAGGGCTCATAATCGGTTGGTATCGGCCCGCCGAGAGGCATGGGGCCCTGTAGGAGGGGCTCTCGCCTTATCAACTCATCGATACCCCAATACATCACCTGCTCCTCCGTCCATAAAATCGGTCTTATCCCGGCGTATTCCAACATCGCCATGTCAAGCGCAGTCTCCTGCACGTTGCTACCTTTATCATACCAGTAACCACCCTTAACTATTACCGCAATATTGAGATCAGGGAGATAAAAATGAACTCTGATATGTTCCCGCAGACCATAGGTGAAAAGCGCGTCTCCGAAGAAATAAGAGAAATAGAACCGCCAGTTTCTCCTGGAGAACGCCTCGTAAACACGAGCTATTAAATCAGTAGCAGGAAGGCCGGGATAAGGCGTGAAATATGACCAGTAATCGATGGGCGGAATCCTTTCGGCAAACTGCCCAAACCGCTCTGGCCTTCTCTTTGGCATCTCAACACTCCGTCAGCTGGATGATACACTCGGCTTCCACGCCATAGTAATCGGTGTCATGCCTATACTTATAAACGTTCGGGTCAGGGATAAGCGCTTTGTAATCAGTGATAAGCATAACCTTTGTTTCGCCCCTGGTGAGCAGAAAATGTTCTACCCTCACGGGCCGGCACGCTTCATAGGCCGCCTGAAGCGCCTTCAACTTCTCTACGCCCCGCATGGGCACCCGCCCCTTGCTGGGCAGCTCCATGTTGTCAACAGCGGCAATCCGCAAGGTGAGTTGTTCTTTGTGGTTGATGGGGAGGTAATCAATCACAAAGCCGTGCAGCGTTAACTGTGTAGTATTATTGGTTGTCACGAAAGCAATAATAACGGACAGGTTGGTGGCTTTTATTCCATATTCCCCTGTCTGTGTGCCGTTGAACCCGCCAAGGGTCGCCAAGCTATTTGTGGTGCCCTCCTCCATCAAGATCACTTCCGTTATAGTAGCGCCGGGCTTGAGCACTACTTCGTGAGCGGCAGAATAGTTCCGCATAAAATTGCGGGAATAGTGCAGGCGGAACTTCTGCCCGCTCACGGCAGGAGAATGCCACAAGGTAAGGCGGTAATACAGTTTATCCACATTCGGCAAATTGGTGCCAAATATACTGGACTGCACATAAGGATAATTGTAACCGAAATAACCTCCGGCTTTCCCCGTGCTGTATGTGGTCATAGTGTCATCGGTGCGATAAACCCCATAACTGGTAACGCTGAACCACACCCTGTCGCCCCATGCCCAGATGCCCTCCACCGTTTGGTTGCATCCGAAGTTGTCTTCAGCCACCAGGGCCCGATGCACGGCGTCATAGACAGCGTCATAGATATAGAGGCCCGGCGTATTACTATCGGAGAAATAGAGCTTGTCGTTAATGACCTTCAGGTGCATAATGGTATAGTTGATATGGTCTGCGGGCGGGACGTCGTTGCGCGGTACCGAAAGGTGCTTACGCATAGTGGTGCCGTCATAACTCCACAGTTGGCCGACCCCAGAAGATTTTTGGTAGTTATACCTTCCTACGCCCAGAAAAATCCTGCCGTCATATACCGCCATGTACCGTATTTCAGAGGGGGAGGGGAAAGTGTAAACTGGGTATATGCTTACGCCATCATACCTGTAAAGGGAAGCCGCCCTCTGGCGGTCTGACCACACGTTGAAGTAAATAAAATAATTGTAAACTACCATTGTTGTTATGCTGCATGCGTCAAGCACCGCTTGGAGAAAGCCATTCCCCCATGGGTTGCCTGTAACCCCGTCAGCAACGCCTCCCCCGTCAGGGGTCGCTTCATCGTAACTATAAAGCCATGCTCCTATGCCCACAAAAAGCTTGTCGCGGAACACGCACATAGCGTCAGCCATAAGGTCAAGCGAAAGCAAAGATGTGTCATATGAATATGGCGTAAACGGCCATTTGCCTGTGGGGGCAGGTTGCATATACCAACATCCCGTGAGGGCGTTATACATAAACACCGCCCCGCTTGCCGTTCCGATATACAGTTTGCTATTATATACGCACATAGCGCTTACCCCACCTCCCATGCGAGGAGGGGCAGAGTAACTCAACTCGTAGATAATAGAGCCGTCAACGATGTTATCGAGGGCGGGATAGATTACGGTTTTGCCCTCATCCCAAGTGAGCGGTTGCGCGCGAGCCACCGTAAGAGAGTTGCCCGAAACGTCGGTGACATATACTACCTCCCATCCGCTCCGGTCTTTGGTCGTTATTAAACACCATATACCGGCTGTGAAAGCGCCGGTCGCGTTTCGTATATTTATGACGAGCGGGTTAGTTGAGCCGACCCCCATGTAATTGCCGTCTATCTCGGCCGCGCGTAAAGTGCTTCGCAGGTCGGTTAGGGTGGTGCCGTCCCATTTCCAGATAAGGCATCTTCCGTATCCATCGCTCCCCCATTCACCATACCAATTACTAAACCACATGCAGTTGTTGTAATCGGCGGTGTCGCGAATTACCCACATAGGAGTATCGTTATCAACGCCGAGATCGGAGAAACTCTTCCACCGCGTTACGTCGGGAGCAAGTTTGGCTTCGTCGTCTTCCCAGGTGCAGGTACCCACATTATCATAGAACATTTCCTTGTCTTTGAAGTGTTTTTGACCTAAACCGCCCCGGAAGGTGTCCATCCCGTCGTGTTCCCATATAGTGAGATCGGTGAACTCCGGCGTCGGGCCCTGCAGAATACGGGGCGGGAAAGAGGGAGGATAGGCCTGGACGGCGTTCTCCCTGACGAGGTACTCCTCGCCGTCAATGATAATAGGGTATTCCATCAACGCCATACCGTCCTCCTCATGGGCGGCATATTGCGCAGTTGCGCTCGCAATTCCCGTTCATATTCTTCCCGGAGCAGACGGAGAGGAGAGGCAACCTCATAAGGCGTGACCGCCCTATTCCACGCTGTTGCGGTATATCTGTCGAAGCGTTCCCTATCCGCCAGCATAGTTTCATAACAAATTATCTCAACTCCCAAGGAAATGAGGCGAAGCAGATGAGCGGGGAGCAGGGGCAAGTTGATGCCGAACAGCCCCAAAGGAGGTTGGGGAAGGTAGTTCTCCTGGATGTAGCCCCGGTAAAGAGCAACATTATACGGCATAAAGTTATAGGGATGCAAGTATTCCACCATTACAAGAGAGCCGCTTTTTTTCAAGCCGCCCTCGATCACAAATGCGCGCTGACGTATATATGTCTGATAACCGTGCTGGAGAAGCCCAGATGGTGATTCGCCATGATGGTAATAAGATAACGGTAGCAGAGTATATAGGTTATACCTCACCAGGCCGGGGGAGATCTCCTTCCACGGCCCGATGCGCCTGTATGAAGCATACATACCATCTTCCGAGGCAATTTCAGGAGTAACCTCATAAAAATCAAGTATTTCCGCTTCAGGCGAAGAGTGCATTACAGCAAAAATATTCCCATTGTCCATCTCCACAAAGTGAAACCCTCCACTCAATTCGTCTCCCTCTCTGTAGAGAATGTTAGTCACTCGCTGGTAAATACCGCGGCGGTAAACGGACAACACCACCTCGTTATAAGCATCAACAATCATCCGATTGCTGAAATAATCAAAGGGGACAAGAAAAACCTCTCTGCCCGCAGTATTTACTATCCCGCTTCCAATGTACCCATACTGCGGGATATAGCCAAGGGCATAATCCCCACTTGTTTGCTTGGTAAGCGAACTAACCCGGAAAGTATCAAGCGAGTGCATCGTGTAAGGGATGGTGCTCACAATATCAACCACTTGGCCGGGCCAAAAGAAAGTGGCATATTCAGCAGGGATGGTTAAGGTTCCCGGCCTAACGGTGTTGTAATACTCAGCCGCGGAGATAGTATGGCGAAGCACAACAGGAGTATCTCTCAACCTCTGCCTTATATGCCGTATAATCTCAAACGCCTGGAGCATCTCCGCCCCCTCCCATTTCCGCCAAGATATCCTGTAGATATTTTATCATACCCTGCTTACGCAATGCTTCTTCTTGAAGACGCAAAACATGTTCCTGCGCCGCCTGTATCTGCGCCACCAAATTACGCAAGCTCGCTTCGGCCTCCGCCAAGTCGGCTTCAATTCTCGCCCTGTCCATACTCCGCCTCCACTCTCGGCAAAATAGATTTGGCGACCTCCGCCCATTTTATCTGTCGCGCCTTTGCCTTTAGCTCGGCCTCGATGTCCCGCGCCATCACGGCCCTTATTTCGTCCTCGAGGTTGCCCCCCACTATCTCGGCGAGCCACTCCGCAACCGGCCTGCCCAGCCGCGCCTCCAGGGCGGGAAGCGCAAGCGCGAGGTCGTCATCCACCCTGACCCGTATCTCCATCTCCTCCTCCTTATGTCGCTATCAATCCATGCGCACGCAGGGCGGCGAGGATAGCGTTGATTGCCGCCCTCGCCGTGCCGTCTTCCGCCGTGCCTGTCACGGTGACATTCGCTATCGCCGACTGCCGCGAGCCGACGACCTGCACGCCGCCCACCTTCAGCACCTTCCCGCTGGCGAGCTGGATGTCGCCCGCGGAATAGATAGGAGCAGTGGAAGCGTTGTAGATGGCGTAGTTTGCGGATGTGCCAACCGCAAAGCTGCTATCGAGGTAAATCCCATAAACATTAGTTACAGCTCCTCCCGAAGCGACACCCGTTAGGTAGTAGTGGTAAGCATTAGTGATTCTGCCTGCGCCTGCGTTAGTCCCTATATAGCTATGTATCCCGTGGACGTTGCCCCATGTGCTTGCGGAGGTTGAACCCGTAGATTGAAGTAGCTGAAGATAGATGCCCTTCGCCGTTGTGACGGGGCCAGCCCCTCTGCCATAGATTATGTGTTCTTGGCCATACAACCCACCAACCGTGCCAGAGCCAAAGTGGTATAGCTCCAGCTTGAAATTTTGTAGGCCGCTCATGTTTCCCGTGGATGCTGCCGTGGTCATGGAGAAACAATGCAGGGCACGAGTGTATGCGGTCGTGGAGCCTGATGGTGAGGCATACTGGGAGGCCTTGATAGTCGTCCTATCCTCGCTCCCTGTAACGGTATTGGTGCGGTGGGCATAGATATTTATGCCGCTATCCACCGACATCCCAACCCCCAGAGCCATCCTGCCCTGACTGTCAATCTCGCAGATGGTGATACCACCTGAAGTCTGTATAGAGAGCTTGTTAGCTCCGCCTGCATCTCCGAGCTTGAGGTTGAGGTTGTAACCCGATGCAGAAGAGATAGTGCGGGCCGCCCCTGTGAACGATAGGTTCCCCGCGAGCGAGAGAGTGTTGCTCGCATAGGTGAGGTCTGCGCTATCGGTGAGCTTGCCGCCCGTGGTGACGATGGGTATGCGAG